GAAAATAGTGTGTATTATTTTCATATGGAGGGAAAGGTTTTCTGTGGTCAAAGCCTTTTAATTTTCTTAGGTCTTCTATTCTATCTATAATTTTTTTATTAAAAGGAAATCTAATTCCAAGCAATGGCTGATCCTGATAATCCAAAACTTTAATCCAATGAGATCTATCAATCTTTCTTAATGGATATTGTAGATTTTCTATACTCTGTAAAATATCAATACCATCATTTTTAAACTGCTTATCATATGCAACTAATTTACGTTTTACTAATGCATGTTGTCTATCGGTCATAGGAGTACCTTTGCTGACCTGTTTAGCAATACTTTTTAAGATTCCTGCATCTTCTCTTTTTAAAACATAACCAAAATCTTTTTCTCTAGCAAAAGCTGGTCTTGGTATTTCTATACCTGTGAGAAGAGAAAGACATTGCTCGCATGTTTTGAAATCATCTTTGTCCATGTTTATATTATACTTGATTATAGCTTAGATGTCAAGCGTTTTATGGGAAAACCTGTAGATATTTCTTCAATTGTCCATTCAGTATAGACAATATCGTTAAGCCACTGTGTCCTATCTGGCTTTGCAGGATTGTTTATTTTTGTGAGATCTGTGTTACCTACGTCATATGCAAGGCTGTCAGGTCCTACAAATACTGGCACTCCTTGTATCACAGCATGGGTGGCAGGGTTACTTGACCAATTGACTACAGCATAAGCATTTGTACAATCAAAGTCAAAGTCATCATAGGTACCTGTTACGTGTTGTGGGTGTTGTATTTTGACATTTGAAAATTCATATTCCATACCTGGCACAGGACATCTAGGATGAGGTCTAACAATTATCTGTCTATCTGTATGTTGTCTTATAGTATCTATTGTTTCGAATACCCAGGTTTGCACAGATTTTTGATTTCGCCATTGATGACTTTTATTATGCTGACAAGCAATTATTATAGGCCCGTCTTGATTATTAGTCCATGGTTTTAAAAATAACCCAAGAGCATCAGCACGAGAACTATTATTATGAAGTCCACCAAAATCAGCGTCGCGATTAATTCCATTGATGCCTACCTTCCAAGTGGATCCGCGTTTAATACCTCCGACTTCGAGAACAATACAGGCTCTATTTTCTTTCTTGGCTCTTTCAAAGATTTCCTTGTTTGAAGCCATTCTTCCGTGCCACAGTACACTCCAAATAACATCAACATCACCATGTGTATCATTATATACACAGGTATGCCCAAGATTATGAGCACCAGTAGCAAAGGCATCAAACACAGGTTTCGAATTAAGGGCACCGTTTCTAGTCCAAAGATTAAATTTCATTCCAATATGCTTCTGTCCTATTTACCATTAGATCCTTAGGCAAACTTTTCTTTGTGTTTTTTCTATCGCCCTTCATATGATCTATCCATGTACCTAATACAGAATTTATTAGAGGATGTCCTCCACCTCCTGTTTTAGCAGTGCGTATATACATTTCTGCACTGTAATCTAAAACTTCAGGATAATAATCTTTCATTGCATTTAAAATGCTACCAAACACAAAAGAGTCGTGCCATTCTTCCAATTTGAAAATACCGTTCTCTGCATCTTCATATACACGCTCAAACTCTTTTAAGAAGTCTTTGCAAATTGCATCTTTTAAATTTAAGCCATAGAACCCACACTCTGGCCACGTCTGTGAACCTTTACCTCTGCCTACATAAGTTAACCATTTGTCGTTTGGTAACAAGTTTTTAAACTGATCATAAGTCCAGTTACTATGTACAAAAGTATCTGCATCCATCCATACACACCAATGTGAACTACGTTCACATGCATCAAACACTGCATATACTTTGTTAGCAAACCGTATCGCGTCCCACTTGAATCTCTTATGATGATCTCTTGGACGCCTTATTCTAATTTCTTCAGGCGGTATTCCGTTAGCCCTAGGGTCATTAGCCCAACGAGCTTTAAAGGCATTTAATTTTGGTAATGCATCTTTTGCATTTATAATGGTTATTTGATTTGCATCAGGATTGTTAGGATTACAATCTTCTGCATAAACTAATAAATTAATACGTTTATCAACCTTTTCTGCAAAGCTATCTATAAACCTTTGTCCGTATAAGTCCATTCCCGGTTTATGGAATGTTGTACAAACTGTTATTCCGTCCATGCCCATTTCCTCATGTGTTGCCAACAATCACCTGAAGCAAGTTCGTCAAGTCTCCAATGCATCATTGCCAATCTACGTAACCATGATTCTCTGTCGAACTCATAGTTCGGTCTTTCTAAATTTGCAAGATTAGTATTTGCTACTTCTGCCGCTTGACTTCTCTGTGGATCTAACACAAAAATTGGTACGCCTTCAATTGCACTTACTACACCAGGACTACTGTTATAACTGATTACACAATACGCATCATGTAAATCCTTCAATAAACTAACACTTGGAGAACTGTATCTTACCTTATGTCCTATAGCTCTTAACTGCATCATATGTTTGTGATTGCTTTTATCTCCAGGATGAAATCTAATCTGTATAGGCCTATCACTATACTTTCTAATGTTTTGTATCAACGGATGTAACCATTGTATCACAGGTAATCCGTCCATGCTCCAGCCAGTATCTCTTTGACAAGTTATTAAAATGTAATCACCATGTTTCTTCCAAGGTTTAGTTTGTATGCTTAATCTTCTTTGTAACTCTTGCCATCTGCTTGGATCTATTCTTGAATCACAATATTCTCCTGAGTTGGGAAATATACCATCATAGCTATATCTAAGATATGTATTTTTATTGCCCGGGTCGTAAGCTAAAAATAAATTTGCATCTGCAATAATTGTTCTTCTTTTTATTTCAGCTTGTCCTGATAGCACTGCTCTTCTAAGGTTAAGATGTGGAACATGTTTACTTCCTGGGTGAACATAGCCTTGTAAAACACCCACGTCTGAAGGTTCATATGTAAATGATGTAATCAACATACCTTTGTCGCCTACTTTGTTTACACCTTGGATAAAATTTTGTAATAGCTTTGGCTTTTCTGGATTTTTATTACCTGGTGGTATTGCATTCATGTATGCATAAACTTTAAGCGGGGTTGTCATATAATTTCATCCCTTCTATCATGTTGTATGCTACACCTTTACTCATTTCTTCTAAAGTATATTGACAATGTGCTATGTAATGAAGCACGTTCATAAACTCTTCTCTTGAAGGATATTTAGGATCTTCTATTGCCGCTAAATCAGTATTAGCAACTGATTGAACACAATTAGGCGCCATTGTAAAAGCTGGAATGCCGTAGTGCATTGCTTCTAGTGCGGCCATGCTTTGATACGTAACTAATGCCCATACATCATCTCTAAAACATTGTGCGGCAACAGAGTTATCTTTAATCCTTTCAGATCTTTTTACACCGTCTTTGTGTCTTATTATAATTTCTCTGGCGGTGTATTTTCTCAATTCCTTTACAGTATTTGTTACCCATTCATTCCTATTTATGTTATAAAAATTACAAGGCTTTTCTGAAGGTGTCACAAGTAAGATTGGTCCTTTCTTTAACCTATCGCCTCTTGGAGTTTTGAATCCTCCATAAGTCAAGTAAGGTGCTGTCCTACACATTTCTTGAAATCTATCACCAGGCATGTTTGGTCTAATTTGTGTATGTTGGACATTGTTTTTGACAATCCTATACCAAATCTTTTTCTTCATAAGATTACCCATGTAACCGTTATCTACATAATAGAATGGACGCCCTGTTTCCCAACACTTATAAATTTCCTTACGTTTTGTCATGCTTCTAAAGGATACAGGAATATCATTAGGCCATGGTGACTCATTTATCTTGCTTGATATTTCTTTCCTATCAATTACAAGGGCATGTGTACCATGTTGCCAATGCTTGAGAATTTGATCTGTTCCGTCAAGCATTAACATCTGTGGTTTATTTTGCATTATTGTCCCCGTGCATCATGTTGTGTAATTCATTTTTCCACAGTTGATGATATGTGCAATATCTATAATTTTCAAACCAAGGACCACCTTCTGTATAGTGTATTGCTTTTGGTGTCCCGTCCTCTGGCTCGTTATACCAATCTACTAACCAATTCCATTCATGGCTTACTTGGCCAACTTCTGAATCATCTAGCCAAGCAAATCTATGCAGATACTTTCCTGTTGTTTCAGGATCATTAACAAGTTCTGTAGTTACTGCTTTATTTTTTTCATGTCCGCAATTCCATAGTACCATGGAGCTCCAATTTTTCCTTGGATATAATGTCTGTTGTTGACCGTCCATTTTTGTTCCAGGCTTCGGTGTATGATCATGATGAGCACACATGACGGCATATTTGTCATCTGCTAAATCAAATAATTTTTGTACATCTTCTAAAAAGATAAAATCGCAATCACAAAACAAAGCCCAACCACTAAAGTTTGTAAGTTCAGGAATTAAAAATCTACTGAATGTAAATTCTGTAGATCCTAGCTTATCAGTATCTCTTCTATACCAACCTTGTTCTCTCAAATCTGTAAGTTTCAAAGGGATAACTTCTACATTTTTATTTCGTGCTTCGAGACTATGTTTGCAAACTTGCCATGCAACATCTTCTCTTGTATCATAACCAACAAATACTTTTAAATTATTTTCGCTCAATATCTTCCTCCACACAGTTCTCGCCATACTGTATCTCTACAACCTTTAACGGCTTGTCTGTCTCATTTGCAAGCATGTGCCATTGGTCTTTTCTTATGTGTAAGGATTGATGCTTTTTGTATTTTTCAAGCGTGATATCTGTTGCTACGTCCAAACCGTAAACAGATGCCTCTCCTTCTGATACAAACCAATGTTCTGCTCTTTGTTGATGTCGTTGCATACTTAACCTTTTTCCTGGATCAACAGTAAGCTCTTTAACTTTAACATGTGGACCATATTCATGCAACACTCTGTAATATCCCCATTGTCTTTCCGTCTTAGGTTCTTTCCATTCTCGTAATATCCAGCTAGAAGAATTTTTCTTAAAAGCACCTCCTATGCCGTATTCAAACATTACATTAGGATCCTCACCATAAATTCTAACTTCAGGAGTATTATCCTTACCTCTATCTCCGCCGTTTGCAAATACTATTGTCTTGTTATATCCGCTTGTAGCCTTCAACTTAAATATTGCACCACAAGCACTTCCATCTGAATCGTCCCAAGAAAGTGTTTCGTCTACCATAGACAAATTACTTACAATCGTATTGCGTTCTTCAAAAGGCATAAACGCTTGTCCTTTTTTCTCAACTAACCAATCATCAGAATTAATTCCAACAACAAGTTTGTCTCCAAGTTGTTTAGCTTCTTTGAACAATTCTATGTGTCCAGAGTGCAGTGGATCGAACCCACCAGTGACTAAAACAATGCGTTCCATGTAGATATTTATGTTAGCAGTTTATTGGGGCTTGGTGAAATGGTAAGTGTAGCTATTCCATCCTAGTATTGGCTTACCAAATGCATTCATTATTTCTTGTTGCAATTTACCGATACGCGGAGGTTTATTAAATTTTAGGTTTGTTTTTAAAAGGATTTGTCCACCTGGATTCAAGAATTCAAACATGTTATCACGCCAATAAAGCCAATCCTTTTCATAAAATTCTATTCCTCTTATGTCATTGAACTGTGTTCTAAAAGCTGTTATGACATCATATGTTTTTGGTAGTTGTATATGTTTGCTTTTTAAAACTTTTAATTCAAACAAATCTAAATTGTAATGCTGATGAATTTTATATACAGGATCGTCTAAGCGTTTTTGTACTTCTGTGCCTTGTGTATCATGTCCTATTGTGTTACACAATTTTAAAAATTGTCCTGCTCCTGTTCCTATATCTAAAATAGATTTTTTGTTACTGTTTTTTAAATTTAAGTAATTTATAAACGAAACTTTTTCTGCGGTCTTTCTATCTTTTGGTGGAAAGTATCCTTCCATTGCATAAACTGTGTCTGCATGTTCATCACACCAATCAGATGTAAAGTCGTCAAACAAAATAGATCTAGCCCAATCTAGTTCCCTACCAGAGCAACTGTGTTGGCTTCTATCACTTCTATATTTTGCTATATCTATCATTCTTTGCTCGTTGTTGATTTAATACCTTGGCACTTTGTGAAGTAAGGTTTGTAAGCTCTTATCCATGGACATAGTTGTCTACACATAATTGCATCATTAGGCCACCAACCTATATCTTCTTGTAATTGCATTACCTCTCTTGCCGCTTCTGGGTAAATTATATAAGCACTATGACCAGGTAAGCCTTGAGGTACATCATTGCCTGTAAGCCAAGGTACTTCATTTATACCATTGTGTAATTTTCTATCATATTCTTTTGCGGAGAATGTAGCACCTATTGGATCGTTAATGCTTATTGCTCCGTTGTCTGGAAACCATTCTAGCACACTTAAATCAAACTTTCTTGTGAATATTGCATCGTGTTCTAATATCATAATCGGTTGATTAAGCGTAACACATTTTCGCCATAACATGTAATGACTTTGTGCGGCCGCAATTCTTTTATCATTATCATATGTTTTATATGCAGAAAGCAACAGTCCCGTTTTTGGACAGGTTATCTTTTTTCTTAAAGGCCATGTGTAGTTTACCTTCCACATGTTTTCAGGAGTGATTGCAGGAAACTTTTCTACATCTAAATGAGACTCTGTTTCAATAATGCTACGTACACAACGATCAGAATGTTTTTCACTATCTTCATGATTTTGTATGTAAATTACAAAGGCTTGCATATCTTTAAAATATAACTATCCTGTTTCTTTTTACTACGCCAATCATGGTGCGTAACTTTATAATTTCCTATAGAATCTAATAGCTTATGCCATTTTTCTAATTTAAAATCTTCTGCATGGCTTTTGATCCATGGATGGTTCATGTTTACCTTGTCTAGGTTCCAAACATCTTCTATGTAATATGTGTCTGTAAATTCTATTAGGTTTTCAAATGTTTTACGCTGTCCATCTGGTGTATGTAAACCGTCGTCTATAATAAAATCAAACTTAACACCAAGTTGTTTAAAGTAATCGTTACATTCTTTTGCTGTGCTATCAAGTTTTGCATATTTTACTCTTACATTGTTAAGCATTGGAAGAGCTTCAGGAGCAACCCTTTCAAACGTGTCAATGGTATAGATGTTTGCATTTGTAAAATATTCTAGCCATACATTGATGCTTTCACCTCTAAAGGTTCCAACTTCTAAAATGTTAATTTGCTTTTGACGTAGTTGTTCAAAATCTGCTTCGTACAATTCGTTGTAGCTGTGCCAAATTTTTTCACAACTATACTTCTTAAACAATTCTAACATGTTCATACTCTTACCTCAAACTGATCAGAATGGAAGTTATTTAATTTTAATCCCGTGTTGCTTATGAATTTGTCAACTGCTTTTTTTACACCAGGCTTTTTATCTCCGTAATCATCTCCGAACAAAATTCCTCCAGGTTTAATTACTTCCAATGCTCTAGTCAAATCATGCAAGCAACCTTCATATGAATGGCTTGCATCAACGTAAATCCAATCAAGTGGTTCAGTGAAAGTATCAAACCATTCTGCTGTGGACATCCTGTGTATAGTTACTGGACGGCCAAAGAATCTTACCTTTACGCCTTCGTATATACGATTGTAATACTTTACAAAGTCTGCAGGATCTCTTGACTTAACTAACTTTGAATATCTATCAAGATATGCTTCATAGTCGCCGTGCTCATCAGATTCTTCATACACTACTGGCGACCAACTGTCTACTAAATGCACATGCCTTGCACGTTTTAAAAACTTTTCGGAACTATTGCCCTGCCAAACGCCAAGTTCAGCACCTACACTTCCTTCTGGTATCCTTTTCCAGGTTTCATCTGTGCCTGGATTTTTGCCGAACATCATAATTTTAATCCTTCATACATACTTATTTGATTTTTTCTGCGAAACCATGAACACTGGTATGAATGTCATTGAAAGGTTTACTCAGTATCTGATACCAGCCCCATTCATTTGGTAACAGTTTATGTTCTTTTACTAATTTTCTAACCAAAGCATGATCAAAATGTTTCCTATGATGAATAATAAAATTACTTGGCAAATAATGGAACCAATCATCATTAGGATCATTCTTATTAACTTCGGCCCACGTGCCTGAACCAAATTTAGGTCCTCTGTTTTCTCGACACATGAAACCAACCGGTCCTTTTTCGTATGCTCTTCTAAGCCAGTGATGCATGTCTACCTGTCTGTCGATCTGTGTGTTCCAATCACACCTTATTATTAAATCAAATCTAACAGGAATCTTTTTTAACAAATCACTATATTGTAAAATAGGTACTATACCATAATATAAATCGTCCCAATGCAGTTTCTTATCTAAGTAATTTTTAAACTTTCCGTGTTTACATTCAACCTTGGCTTGCATTGGATGGTAATGCCATTTAGGATAGTGCATAGTAGATAATCTATCATGATACTTGGCAGGCACAAGATTAGTTTTGTTAGTAAAGGAATGAAAATAAAAATTTGAACCTGGAAACTTTTGATCCAACAATTCTACTATGTTTGAGCCTTTATCATTTACTCCTGTTATACAAATTGCAACTTGCATTATTCAAAAAACCACCTATAGATATTTGTTGCAAGTAAATGATGACTTTTCATTCCAGGATGTGGATGAGGTTGATCCAATGCATCATCAATAAAAAAGTCAGTCTTCCAATCAAATGTTTTTAGTCTTATATCATTAATCATCATTTTATTAAAATATTTTTTATGCTCTTCGGGAATACTATGATTAGAATATAAGTGATAGCTTCTAACATTTTTACTTTTTAAGTAAGCATGAGCATAATTTATAAAGCTAACATTGTTAAAGCAAACATCAAAATCATAATGAAATGTTCCATAATGTTGATCTAATATTTTCAAGTATTCTTTTTCGTTTGCCGCTCCGTGATATTCATACCAAGTATCGTCTAGGTTATGCGACATGTCTGGCCTTAGCGGAATAATGTGTAATTTATTTTTTGGATCCTTCCAAATAGTTTGTCTGTCAAAATTAGTCCATAATATAACTACAATATCTTTTTCAGTGTAATCATGTTCTAATATACGTTTCAAAATTGTTTTATTAGATATACCTGGTTTAGAAAGATTATATAATTTTTTAAATCCACATATTCCTTTTAGATGATTTGGCCAAGCCATGCTAGATGGACTAAATCCATGGGTCATCATGTCTTCTTGGATGCAGTCTGCGAGTCCGTGGCCGTACGTAAAACTGCAACCAAATGTTTTTAGGTTGTAACTTTGTACGCCCATGTGTTTCTCCTTGCTGAGGTATCAAAATCAAATCCCCAATGCTCTATATCTTTCTTATACCATTCAGCAATTATGTTAATTGTTCTATCATTATATAGATTTTTGTAATCTTCTTTGATGCTTGTTACGTTTCTTGCTCGCGGCATTTCACCTATTTGAAAGTAATCTAGTGCTTCAACATTTAGATGTTCTAAACGTAAGATATCGCAACGCACTGTTCCGTCAGTATCAGTCACATGATCCAACTGCGGATACCATCCCCGTATGGCTCTATACCATGCCAGATCTCTGTTGCCCCAAACATGCCGTTCTTCTATAAAGTGTTCTAATGATCTAGTATCAGCATAAGATGGCTTTATTAAACCTCTATCAACTGCTTGTTTTGCAAATAGATATCTACTTACTACCTTGCTCCAAGGGTTTCGTATGATAGCAAAACACTTTACGCCATTTGTTGTATTTGGATTTACGTCTCTCCATCTAGCATGTTCTACGCCCTTTGTATCACGTTCTCCATACTCTTTCATAGTGTCTCGAAAACGTTTGTAATCAGAAATCATATTTCTATTGACTGCAAGTATTCTCTTTTTGAATACTTCGCTTTCTCTGATAGTCATGCCTCCATTTTTTGGTATGTGAATAAAAAGTTTCATTCGTACTCCGTATACTCCTTTTCTTCTACAACATCTGAATCTGTATGAATGTTTATTTTTCTTTTTATTTCTGCTCGTTTATCATTGTACAAATAAACATCTCTAGCTAATTGTATAAATCCCCAACCAAAATTATTTTCTGCTTCGCAACGTCTTTTACTGTTTTCTATATCCCATAGTCTTGAATTAATTTCAAATAATTCTTTTGTAAGATTTTCTACAACAGGATCGTTATTTAAAACTTTATTTTCTAAGTAGTCTAATTCTTTAATTACATTTTGTAACTTATTAGAGTCAGTTACACGTTCTTTTTTTATTCTAAGAATTGTAATTTTATCATAGAGTTCACCTATTGAAACTTCTATTTCAACTTTCATGATATATCCTTATACCGTTATCTTTTGCTCTATGCATATGGTGACTCCATTTTCCTGAATGACTTGTTGTATATATGTGTATGTTTTCAGGATGGAAATATACCTGAGATAAATGTAAAAATCCACTGTCTATGCCTACGTGTAATTTTGCTTTTGTCATTGCGTATGCTATGTGTTTTAAACTGTTCTTCAAATAATTATTTTGCGATTCTCCACCAACAACGACTACATCATAGTCATTATACTTGTTTAGAATTTTTTGTTGCATACCACTGTTAATACTACGCCTACGTGAAGTACTATCCCACTGAACTGTAATAAACTTGTCAGGTAGAGACAAGTCGTTACTACAGTCTTCGGCTTTTAATTGCGGAAAATATTGCAAACAACTTGTTAGGTCAACACCTTCGCTAGGTTCAAATCTCTGAGGATAGTCTTTGTATATTTGTGCTTTTGCATTGTAATATCCTTGTGATCTGACATAATTTACAAAGTCAGAATTACTCCTAGGTTCAAACTCTAAATGTGGGATTATGTTAACTTTGTTATCTGGAAAAAGATCTAAAATCTCTGCCCAGCTTTCTGGTTTATTTCTATTCCAATGATGTTTGGTCAAATGTAAATTAACACTATCATCATTTGCAAGTGCATAGTTATAAGATAATAATACACTATGTACCCTATCTCCTAAACCTGGTGCTCCGTAAATAAAGTTTTTCTTAACCGTGCTAAACGCTCGCATCACTAAATTTATCAACCAATTGCCTCCATTAACTTTGTAACATTTTCTCCGTGTTCTGGTAAAAGGTCTTTTAAGAAAAAATGTATAAAACGTGCTTCGGGCAAATGTTTATCATCTATGCCCTTGAACAATCCATTCCAACGCCAATTCATGTTAAGCGTAGGAATGTTTTCTTTCTTTACCCAATAATTTAACAGCATTTGATCTGTTGACCATTTACGATAACCAATACCGTCAACAAAGTCTTTGAACTCAGGTCTGCGTATAAACTGTTCTGCTGTTTGTCCTTTAAGATATGGTAAAAACTTTTTACTGTTAATGACCATCATTCCCATGTTATAGAATTCAGCACCAAGTTCATTCCATTTCCAATCTACGTCTTTAATATTTTCAAATGCGGCTTTGCTATATTTTCTTATCTTGCTTTTATATTTTTTTGAACAAGGAAGCTCTCTTTCTGCTACGGCACCAAAGGCATATTCATCAGTTAGGTCCCAAAATATATTAGGTGCTTCTTGTCTTATGTAAATGTCGCTATCTATGATTGCTACTTGTTCGTATTCATTTAGATATGTAAATGCATTTTCTTTCTCGTATATAGGCATATAACCAAGACGTTCAACTGCTTCTTTGCTACGTCCTGTGACAGCCATATCTGGTCTAATTTTTAATATTGGCTCACGTTGAACTATGTGTGTCATATTATATTTGTTACAATAGTCTGCAACGCTTTGTATACAATGCTCATACAGATTGCTTTGTTTTCCAACAGCAACCTGATAAATCATTCTTTTCATTTTAAGTCCTTTGTAAAACTCATTTTATCTGATTTATATGTAACCTTTTCTTCCATATCAAATTCCATATCTACTATACCATCACAAAGCATCCAGTCAGCAGGCATTGCTCCATTGTTATGCACCCAATCTAAAAGTTTTTTTGCACCTACTGGACGCAGAAGATATGCTCTTGCTCCTTCATACCAAGTACCTGCTGGAATAGGTTTTGCTTTTTTAAATCCTTCAAATTTATAAACGTCTGTTTGAATAATTGATCCCATTGGTTTTTTAAAAATTACATCATGTTCAAATACACATATAGATTGTTGTTCTAGAAAACATCTTTGCCATAAAAGATATTGGCTTAAAAAGCAACCTTGTACTCCTGGAGATTCCATTAGTCTTTTACATTTTTTATTTTGTTTATATGCAAAAAGATTATGATCTGATAAGTTTTCTTTTGTGCCGTCGACACCAGGAAATAAAGATACGTCCCAACCATGAAACCTTCCTGTTTCTAATGCACGAATGGCCATGTTTACACTGTTTTCATATTTTGGCAAGTATACTATGTAACCTTTCATGGTAGATCTCTTATTTCTTTAAGTATTTTTTGATACCAGTGTTCTGGTAGCCATTTTACTTGTGCTGATTTAAATCTTTTATCTTCTTTTTTACTTCCTTTTCCTGTGCTAAAAATTTCATCTCTTTTCATGCCCCATGCATTCCATTTGTAAGGAATTTTTTCCCAATGTTTGTTTAGCTTGGCCCATTCTGCTATAACTGCTTTTAAGACATCTTGATCAACGTACCAATATATGCCTTTTTCAAATGCTTCTATCATTCTTGTGCTAAACAAATCTCTAAATTGCATTCCATCATCATCTATTCCTAAACACAATGCACTTGCAATAAAAACACCAGGATCTTTTGGCTTGGGCATTACTGCAACGTATTTTGTTAAGTGCCTAAAATCATTTGTATGAAATCCGTTACGCAAAATTGTATCGCAATCAATTTGAAAGATATGTTGATGTGGATTTTTAAACAATTGATTCAATCTCATAAATCTTACACTTGCTAGATATGTCCGCCTTGCAATATAATCCAAGTCATCTGTTTTAAAAATATGTCTACCTTCTTTCATTCGTTGATGATTTTTATCTAAGTTTGCATAAAAGTCTTTTGTTACTGTTTCGTATGTATAGGTAAATTTATAATTATTTTGTAATTGATCTAAAACGTTTTTATTCATATTACCTTCATTGATAATATGACAATGTACATGCACCCATCCTACAGTTCTATTAATACTTTGTTGCAAAGCATATCCATGCCTATCAAAGTAGTCATAGTCGCAACTAAAAAATACAATGTCCTTGCAATCTTCTGGTACACATCTTCCTTCTAATGGTGGTAATCTAAACATCTGGACTTATTCCCGGTCTATGGCCAAGCACTGCATTCTTTTCGCCTTTGCCTAGTTTTCTTATCATTCTATACCCTAATGGCATTAGAATATCTCTTATACTATCTCGCTTATATCCATAACGTTCAGGATGATCTTTTCGTTCGTATAAGATAATTGGTTTATACTTTTCAATTGTTTTTAATGCACCTTTTATAACTAAAGGTTCATAACCTTCTGCGTCTATTTTTATAAAATCAACATTTTGTATTTCAAAACTATCTAAAGTTTTAATTTTGTATTTTCCTGTTTTCTTATCAGGATCTACATGAGTACCAAAACTTTTGTTTGTTGTTTTTATGTCAACATCTTTTTCTACATCACCTATACCAACAGGATGAGTTGTACAGTTGTGAACACCTTTCATGTTTAAGTTATGATGTAGACAAGGAAGTAAATTTGTGTTTACTTCAAAAGCATGTACATGTTCAAATGACTGGCTCAATCTAAATGCTGTAATTCCAACATGAGCTCCTATATCAACAGCGATACGTAGTTTTGCACAATGAGATATTGCTGTCTGTAATTCAATGTTTTGATATTCTTCTATTTTTCCCATGCCCTGTTTCTTGGCACTTTTCAAACAAATATCGTCTTTAATGGTTTGCCAACCATCTAATGTAATATAATTCATCTCTTTACCTGATACTTAAATGTACAACGCCATGCGGTTCCGTCTTCATAGTCGTCTCTACTAAACTGACTCCAAGCGATATGTTCTAACATTGCCATTCTGTCAAAACCAAATTGATTGTTCCAATGTTGCACAGCACTTTGGCCTAGTATTTCTATAGGTTTGCCCAAGCACAGAGATTCGACTGCGGCCATGCTGTGATAGGTTATAACTTTTTTTGCTTTTTTTATCATAGGAAGAATTTCCTGCCACCTTTGCTTTCTTTTTCCTATTTTTTCTCTTATTACTAAAGGACCTTGTCCTTCATAGTATTTAATAGTTTTGGTTCTCCACGAATCGTAATCTTGTCCCATATATCTAAATATATTACTTTGATTAGGCATGACCAATAGATTATAATCGCCATCTGCATTCCATTCGCCCCACAGGCTATCGTCAAGTTCAAGAAGCTTTCTTCTACTTTCTTTTACTGGACGTACAACAGTATTTTGTAATGAATTGTAACTTATTCTATAGTGCATAGGTCTTTTGTGCTTATGGTTGCCTATGTAACCATTGTCAATATGAAAAAAATTTATTGACTTGTCTTTAGTAATTGCATCAAACACCCAATCATCAAATGGATGACTAAATGCTAGATATCTATCTTTTTCTATTTCTTCTGATTTTGTGATTGTCTTTACATCACAGTGTTTGTAAAGAAAACTGAATATTTGTCCACGTAATAATTTGCTATTTTCTGGTACCTGAAACTTATAGTGTTGCATCTTCCATGCCTGCTACTCTTAACTTGACTACATTGGTTATTTGCCACTGTTTTTGGTCAAGTCCTTTAAGCAAGCCGAGCCACTTGTTTCTTAATAGTGCAAATTCGTTTATGATTTTTTCATAGTCAACTACATCTGCTTCACCGTCAACGTACTTCTCAACGTCTCTACTAGACAAAGCTCTTTGATAATTTTCAAGATATTTTTTAAAAAATGTGCTACGCAATCTGCGTAACTCGATATTTAGATAATTTAGGATTGCTTCTATTTCTTGTAGCTGATGGAATCTGTGTTCAACGATGCCGGGCATTTCTGCCGCGGCACGTTCAACATTACCTTTTAACTTAACTTCGTTTCTTGCCTGTGTTAATTCAGCTTCGAAATGATTAATTGCATCAGGAATCTTGTTTATGTCTCTAGCTACTTCAGAGTACCAACCCATTAGTCATCCCATTCATCATCTTCAGCATCGTTAACTTCGTCGATGTCCAAATAATAATTTATTGCAGTATCAAGAAAATCACAACTACCAATTGCTTCTCTAAAGTCCGAATCTTGTGCTCCATAGTCAGCACAAGTATCTACAAAACTTTCAGCAACAATTTCTATTTGTTTTTTATCAATACTATCTTTAAATGTGTTCCAAAGGTCAACAATAAGACTGCTTTCCATTAAGTTTACTCCTGTTCTGGTTCTGTTGGTTCTGCAACCTCGATATTTACCTCTGAGGATTGATTATTAATGTAATCTGACATAACCATGTTTAACAGTTCTCCAGACCAGTTTTTACGATATTCTTTAGTTTCTTCGCCTGCAGAATTAACGTACTTGAGTCTATTACCATCTTTAACGAGCAAGCCTTGTTTTTCAAACATGTCAACAAGTCCACTGTATGGATCCATACCAGTTTCATATGGAATCTTAACCTGCACACCTTCAAAAGGTTTTGCATATCTTGTTTTCATAACCTTACAGCCTGCACGAATACCACGTACATCACTTACCTTGTTACCATCTTCATCTTCTTTAAGTTTCAACTTCTTCATTGCAACTACAATACTTGATGCATAGATAAAACCTTGACCGCCTGATATCTTATCATCTGGATCAAACATATCTTGAGATGCATAAGTGTGGTTTGTACATACCATACCTACGTTATGACTACCAAACATGTTTACACAGTTTCTTACAAGTGCAGTAAGTGCCTTAGGTTTACGACCCATGTCACCTTTCATATCACCCTTGTTAAACTGATCAACATCAGTAGGAGTTAACAACATGCCTAACGAGTCAACTACAAACAATACCTTTGGTCTTTCTTCTTCGGGCATTGCTTTGTAATCATTCATGAATACACTAATTGTCTTAGCAACATCATCAATCATTGACATGTTTAGTTTTAGTAGTTTGCTTTCGCTTGTGTCTACATCTAGTCTTTGTAACCAGTCTTCATCAAGTGCATTTTCACTGTCTACCAAAACTACAAATATACCTTGTTCTTGTGCCGCCTTTACAATGTTACCAGCACAGAAATAAGATTTACCTGAACCTGATTCACCTGCAAATACAGTTACCTTTCCTAACGGAATACCTTTATGGAAATCACCTGATACAAGATAATTGAGTGCATAGTTACCTGTTGAAATCCAATCAGTGGGATCATTAAATCCTGCACTCATTCCTGTAATGGATTTTGTTAATTGTGTCCTAAACTTTGTAGGATCAAACGCCTTTGCCATTTTACCTCCTTAATAAGCCTTATGGGGGATTTCTCCCCCACAATATATATTTTTATTGATTTTGTCTCGCACGGATCATGGAAAGGATGTCTTCAGCCTTACCACTTGTTGCCGGTGCTGGCTCTTCAGCCTTTGGAGTTTCTACTGCCGGAGTTTCTACTGCCGGAGTTTCTACGGCTGTAGTTTCCTGCTTTGGGGCAGTATCCACCTTTTGACTATTAGCTTTTACAGGATCACCTGTTCTAGCCGCCATACCTGCTGGACGAAAGTACTGTCCAAAACGATCCATATCGTATGCTTCACCATCAACTGATGCTTCAAACATTTCTTTCATCACTTTAACTTCTACGTCCGTTGGCTTTTTAGGAAGAAAGTCATTAAGATTAAACAATCCGTGAGTTTCGATTGCTTTCATCTCTGCATCTGCTAAAGGACGCTCTCTTCTAGCCCAACTTGATGTTGAGTAGTCTGCGTATCCGCCTTTTGAACTTTTAGTTAGACGGAAGTCTACACCAGCAGTATAATCTGTTGGCAGTTCTTCCATATCAGGATCCATAAGAGCCTGTTTGATAATTTGGAAAATTTGTGGACCAATTATAAAACGTCTAATTGGGTTTTCTGGACTTGAATCCTCACTAAGAGCATTCTCGGTTACGAAACCTTGGAAGATATATGATCTTTTCTTCCAATATTTACGACCCATGTCTTCAAGACTAGGATCTTTAAACCAACCGCGAACTTCGTTAAGAATATCACAGCTCTCTCCATACATTTCCATGCACGGAACCTGTACTTGTACAGGACGTGAATCAGTGTCACCTTTAACACCTGCGAAAGGCAGTTTGATCATCAAACGTTCTTTCCAAAAAAATGTGTTGGATTCGTCACCGTCTGGAAGAAATCTAACTGTAGTAGTTTGACCTTCCTGCATATTCCAGAATGGAAAAATTGCATTATCGCCACCGGATGATTGATTACCCCCTGAGCGATTTTCTTGTTCTTTGAGCTTTGCTCGGATTTCTGCTAATGTTGCCATAATATAAGCCTCCTTTAATTGTTTTGCCTTATAGCTTTGTGCCTGAACATGCACAATAATTAACATTGTACATGATATTATTTATAAAGTCAAGCGTTTTCTTTGACTTTTTTTGAAGTTTTGGCTATCTTAGTCCCGCTAGGTGCTGAATTCTAGCCATTTCTTCGTCTTGCCCACGTAATAATTCTGCAATTATCTGTTGGGCTTCATCAACATGCTCTTCGCCATAGTCTTTTTCTACTGCTGTAAGCACTGCTGTTTCTCCTTTTGGAAAAGCGTTTTGCGTGTAATCATACATGCTTTTGATAAACTCTTCCAATGGAATCTCGTTCTTTTGTTTAATTTCGTCGTGTTTGCCTTTTGGACTCACATCAATTGTTACATCCTTTTCATCTTCTTGTGGCTTTTCTTCCGACTTATCTAATGCTTTGTCAATTAATTTGTATCCGCCATATGCAACTATAACTGCAACACTGGCAGGTAAAGCATATTTCGCCGCCATTCTTGCAATGGCCGCCGCACCCGGAATGTCTGGGAGGTATTCCATAATGCTCTCAACACTGTCAACGATAAAGTCTTTAAAATCATTTAACTTGTCAACTGCATAAACTCCTCCAGCACCAACAGCTACCTTGCCTGGATTTTTTGCCGCTGTCTTAGCCGCTTGTTTGGTTACTTTAGCGGTTCCCTTTGCCGCTTGTTTAGCCATACCTTTTACAGCTTCTTTTGCACCTTTTTTGGCAAGTCCTTTGGCTATAGCACCTACAGCCATTCTGCCAATCATTGCTATTGCCGGAATTGCTAACGGAGCAAGTTCGTCTGTTCTTTCATCTTCGTCAGTCTTCTTCTTATTGTGTTGGTCTTTTATTTTTCCAATCTCTTCAGCACTTGCACCTTTACCTGCGGCACTTTGAATTTTCTTCATTCCATCTTTACCATACTTCTTTACACCCGCATGGTACATGATGCCACTTTCTTCTAATTCATCTTCAGTCCAAAATTCTAAGATATCCATACCAGCGTCTTCAATAGCAGACTCTAAAGTATGTTCTTCACCGTCTGATGTTTTGAATTTTGTTCCAGGTTTTGCGCCTTTTGCTTTTAGTTCTCTAACCTTTTGTGCAAACTCATTACCTTCATATGCTAATGGTTCTCTGTTAAATTCTGCTCCGTCTACAATTTCATTCGCAAGTTCTTCGAAGCCGTATGTTTCGGATGCCATCGGATCGGATCCTTTGATACGCTTGAGATCTTGTGGAATTTCATTTCTGTCTTTTAAGGCTTGTACAATCTTTTCAATGTGTCCTGGATGTGCGTCATCAATATCTTTATAACGCTTTTTTATAGCATCAATGTTGTGTCCTTTGCCAAGCATTTTTCCAATCTTTTGGTAAAGAGCATTACGAGTGACACCTTCGGGTACTGTATCTTCGTAACCATATTTTTCTTTATCTTTTCTCGCAATGTATTCATCAACATCATCAGGATCAAAACCATAATGGTTAACTGCATGATCTTGTGCATCTTCTGGTTCCATTCCTTTGTCTACTAACTCAGCTTTCATCTTAAAGATTAACGGTAAGTGCTTTTCCATATCTGCTGAATGTGCATCCATATCGGAACTTCGTTTCATTCGGGCTGAACGATACTCATCTTCTGGATCGCCTTCGCCTAATAAATCTTCTGGACCGAGATCTTTTACTTTGTTAGCTTCACTTACAAGTTTGTAAATGTACGGAAAGACACCTTTGAGCTCTTCGTTGAACTGTTTGATTGTAAGTTCGTCAATCCAACTATTTGAAACATCTTCTGGAACTTCTTCTAGCACGGTTGTTTCGAAGTTCTCGAATGCTTCTTTATAGTGTGAAGCTGACTGTAACGCATGTGCCGTTTTCTTTACGGCTTCAATTCTTTCATTAACAACATCTAAGTATCCTGCTAAACTTTCAGCCATTACACTTGAGCGATTCATGTAAGTTTTGAATTTTCTTAGCTTGGATAGTTCTTCTGAAAGACCAATAATGTGTTTACCAAAATCATCATATGGATTGCCACCTTCAGCAACGTGTCTTGCCATTGCTCTTGCACCATTAAGATGTTTCATTGGATACTTAAATCTTTCTCCATTTTCACTTTCAATATAAATTCCAGCAATGTCTCTTGTTCTACCTGCTGGTTGTTCATGATTGATTGGCCCTGTGTGCTTCACAATCATTTTAGCGGAACCAATATCTTGAAAACTGGTTCTACTTGTTCCATATAGTTTAGATTCGCTCATTTGTTTCTCCGTGCTTAGATATTCATAATCTCTTTTGTCTAAGTTTGATTTAGTTATATCCCTTGTATCAAAGTTTAACATTCTCTTTTTAGCAAACTGCCTTAATTCTTTCAAAAATTCAAACCAGTTGCTTTTAATACTTTCTTGATCACTGTCAAACAAATCTTGGCTATACATAATAACAAGATCTGAATCGTCCAAACTAATGCTTACTTTTTTGTCTTTTGCAAAGTCAAATTCAAAAAATCTTGCATCTTTTGGTGTGTTAGTAATTGTTGCATCAGAATCACCAACAGTGATAGATGGATATCTACCCCTAATTTTGTTAAAAAGCTCATTTGCTACTGTGTCAAGGTTTTTCATAATAATATTTATCCTAATAGCCGCCTGTTACGAATATAGGCATGGGCGGTTGCATGGGCTCTTCACCCTCAGCTTGTGTGAAAGTATTGTAAATTCTAGGATCCCAATCACGCAAAACTGTCATCATTCTAAGTGCCAATAGTGTTGCACTTATCAAGTCGTCTGTTTCTCCAAGTTTAGCTTTATAACTTGTACCTGTTGCAACAAATGATTTAAGCTCGCCTATCAAAGGCTTACTATAAATTTGTAATTTATCATTTTCTACCATTGTTTTTAATCTGCTACATGCTGTAATTTTTGTTCCGTGTGTAGTATTAAATCCTTTGCGAAACTTTCTTACATGACCTTTACGTATTGGTTCACTTATAAAGAGACCAGGTATGTTTTCTTCCCCCATATCATTTATAACAATAAGTGCCGCTTCACCAATACTGTTGTTTTCAACACTCCAGTATATGTTATTTGCATTACCGCATTTTTGTTGTATGTATGTAGTAATATCTTTCAAAATTCTAATCTGAGCTGGTATAGGAGTTTCATTGTGTCTCCATTCTGCAACTTGTTTATAACTAGGTAATTCATAAACTTCTATTGCGGCAAAATCACCTCCAGTTCCCATACTTGGATCCAATGCTACAACATAACTTTCTGTTGACTTTGGATCATCATACCAACGAGTTTGTCCCATATTTAATTTTGGTTCTGTGCCGTCTAGTGTTGAGAGCTTGATAGAATTAATAAGAGTTTCGTCGTAAACTAAAAACTCACAGCCATATTCACGTCTAAATCTTTCTTCACCAATTCTTCCTAGTTCAGCTTCTTTCCATTCTTCATCTCTATCAGGGTGTTCATCCCAAGTAGCTGTAAATCCATGAAATCCGTTTATTCCAACTTCTTGTTCATTACCGTTTGCGTCAAATTTATTTTGTGATTCTTTCCATATAGTTGCAAAAGTATCTTCGTCTGAGTTTGGTGTCGATGTTATAATTGCACGACCACCTGTTGCTAGAGTAGGAGATATAGAAGTCCAAAATTCCGTTGCTATCCCTGGATTAACAAATGCAAACTCATCACAGTATAGAAGTGATATTGACATACCTCTACCAGTATTGCCCGTTGTTGTTGCACTGACTATTCTACTGCCATTTTCAAATTCCATTGATCCTTTGTTATAGTTTACAACTCCAGCTCTAACATAGTCTGGGCAAAGTTCATAACCGTATCTAATACGTTGCATGATTTCCTGTGCGCCTGTGTATTTGTGTGCGGCAATTAGTATTGTTTGATCTGGATGAAACATAGCATACCATAACAAATAACCCGCGGCAGTTGTTGTTTTTCCGCTTTGTCTAGGTAACATGTTGATATTAAATCTATGTGTATGATAGCTTCCTAATAATCTTTCTTGATATTGAAAAGGATCAAATAGCATTTTACCTTCCACAGGATGTTGGATATTAAAAAAGTGTTTACAGAAATGTAAGTATCCTGTGTCTGGATCCATACATGCTTGTAAATCAGCTATTTGTTCTTCTGTGAACGTTTCACGTTGATTTGCTTTTTTGGTTAATACACCATCTAAACTCTTGCTCATATGAGTATTTAACCAAAAAAATAGGCTCCGAAGAGCCTATTTGAATCGCAAAGTTTGGGGGGAATTACTTGTACTCTTTGTACAATGAGTTTAATTCTTCTTTAATTCTACTTGCAAGTGCCATTGGATTATCTCCGCCTGCAACTTTTGGATAAGATTTCTTAGGTCTATTAAGGTCATCTCCACCTTTTACCATATCTGAATATGGTGCATATTCTTCGTCTGGAGAGTTTGCATAATCGCCTTCAACAGCTTCTTTGTCTGTTAGTTTGTCACCAACAGCCGCGCCTGCAACACTTGGAATAGCTTTTCCAACTGCACTACCTATTTTTGCACCTTTTGTTGCTCCGCTTAAAGCGCCTGCTGTTTTTGCGGCAAGTCCTGCACCTGCTGTTTTAGCACCTAGTGCCGCTCCAGCTTTTGTACCTAGTGCCGCGCCTTTGGCCGCTAATGCACCTGTAGCACCTGTTGCAGATCCTAACGCTGTGCCACCTAATGCTCCTAAGGCCGCGCCAATTAATCCTGCTTTAAGATCTTGGTCTCCTGGCACATCATCTTTTCCTGGAATGCTTGGATCATCGTCATGTGCTCCTACTATTCCTCTAAACTTATCAATGTCTTTTCTCATTGGTAACGGCATGTCCCCGCCTACTGGCTTTGGATCCATTCCTGCGTTACGCATCATGTTCATTAACTGTCCTACTTGACCAGCATCGTCAGCTGTCATAGAAATGTTCATTGAAGCCGCTTCATTGATTTGTTGTTTTTTTGATTTTTCTTCAGACTCGATGTCAGTCATCTTCTGAATCATATCTTTCATTATCATGTTACTTACTCCCTATTGGTGATATTGTTCCAACGTTGTCGCTGATATCTTTTGAATCACCTGGTTTAACATCTGCGATTGGATCATTTTCTTTTTCTTTACGAGCTGTTTCTAATTCTTTTAAAAGACCCATTACTCTTGCTCCGCCAACATCTTCTTGTGCTGACTCGCCTCCCATGTCTTCTTGTGTTAACTTTGTCTCGTATGGACCTTCGTCTTTTTTCTCTTGGTATTCCATACCAGGATCGTTTTTACTTCTAACTAAAATTAATCCTCTGTCACATTCGCAACATTGTGAAATATACTCATGTAAAACTTGTGGAGTAGTTGGGTAATTTAAGCCTACTTCGTAATACGTAACTTCACAGTTAGATAGTTGTGGAAAATCTAAAGGGCGTTCTTGAATAGGTGTTTTCTTACCAGCACCCATTGATGCAACGCTATAACGCTTTAGGCATGTTTCCAACGAATCTTCAAACCCTTCTGGTAGTTCGCCTGCAACTCCAATCGAAAATTCATATATTTTTTTAGCTTCAGTTAGATATTTTTCAAACATGTTTTCGTCCTTATAAATTATTTATCCATATTCTTTAGTTTTTCAAGCAAACTATTGCGGTCTGTTACTATATATCCTTCACCTTGAACGATCGATTCACCGTCAACCTTGCCATCTTTATCTAGTTTTTCTTTCTTTAATTGTAGTTCAACCATCTTGAGTTTCTTATCTAGTTTGGCTACTTTAGCATCTAGATTGGTTTTAAGCATTTGTCCTGCAACTTCAAACACCCTACCACTGTATCTTGATTCAACGTTCATGCCAAGATCCATAAGATCTTCATATGCCTCCATTGCTTTATCAGCAACTTCTCCTAATTCGTTGTCTGCTAACTCACCCAGTCCTTTTACTTGTGGCAAAGCGGCGCTGATCTTATCCATTTCAGCTATATCACGCAAGGTATCGTTTTGCTGAGACATTACTTCTTGTTTACCCTTTTCTTTTTCTTTTTTTATAATTTCTTTAGAATCAGGTAAATCTAATAATTCTTCTAATTTTTTACTCATAACGTTGACCCATTATATGCTACTATTATTTATCCTAACGTGTTAACCACGCCTGCCCTGATGAAATAGCTCTTTTTCTGTGATTACCCTAAATCCTATGCCTTTGGATTTTGCATACTTACCTGCGGCTTCCCATTTAGCCATATTTAATACATATGAAGCTTGATTTTGTTTATTTTTTCCTAGATTTTCTCTTATTGCTTGTGTGCTTGGTTTTATTTCTATAAGTTCTACCTTATGTCTACCTTTTTTATCTTTATATTGTATAAAAAAGTCTGGCACATATACAGTGGGCTTTCCAGTCAACGGACTTCTGTATGGAATCTTAATAGCTTCACTGGCCCAAGCCGCAATAGCTGGATTCTCATCACAAAATTTCATAAAATGAAATTCCCAACTTGATCTGTATGTTGGTGTTTTTTTACCTACATATTTTGCAGGATTTTTACAATTATATTTGCCTTGGGCCCAACGCTTCATTGGTTACCCCATAATGTTTCTTGACTCTAACGGTTTTTGTTCTTGTTTTACCCTAAATCCTAAAGTGCTTATTTTTTGTCTGTTGAAGTTTAGTATTTGTGCTACAACAACGCTCAGTTGTACTCGTTCTAAACCCTTTAGCGTGTCTAATAATTCAAAAACTTTTACTCCGTCAATTTTAGCCTGTTGCAATAATATAGATCCTGTGGATTTTGCCGCTGATTTATCAAATCCTTTGTTTTCTAAAAATCCTACAACTGCATCTACATCATTGCTAGGAAATTCTAACTGATAACCGTAGTATGAATTGAAATATCTTTTGACAGGATCTGCACTGTCTGTATCTGGTTTTGTTGGTAAATTAATTTGGGCCATTTTTACTCCTCTGGGAACGGTCCATCTGCTGTGTTTGCACTTGAAGCTGATGAGCTTGAAGTAGATGCACCACTGCCTCCAGCATTACTTAACAAACTTGCTCCACCTACCAAAGCCGCCGCGGCCGCTATTGTGCTTGCACCACCGCCACCACCGCCTTTTGGAAATGCAACTCCTGCAACTCCACTAACATCTATGCCTGTTGTTTGTCCAATAGCATCAACAGCTGAACCTAAGAGTTCGCCGCCGATTCCCGATGATGTCAAAGCACCTCCGTTTTTCAAAACGTTTGCCGCATTTAAAACTGTACCAAAACTTACATTACCTCCGGATATGTCATCTAACACTCCCATACCACCTGCAAGTACTCCACCAACTCCTAATAGACTTGCGGCACCACCACCTGATATTGAAATTGGACTAGGCGTTTTATCATAATGCTCAACACCAAATCCTTTTGGACTTCCATTTTTAATAGGCCCTCTACTGTAGTGTACCGTTTCGTATTCTAAAGTCATTAAGTTTGCAACAGGATCACTTGCTGAATTATCCATGGTGTCATGTTGCCAACTTGCAATTATAGGATTTACAAGTGTCATTGACGTGTATCTTTTTCTTGACATTTGACTGATTGTAATACTGTTAAAAAACGGAGCAAAGCTGTCGTTGTCAAAACCATATCTATATTGTTTGGCTCCAAACTGTGTGCCTCTGTTATAAGCATATTGTTTTATTGTAGGATCAACACTGCCATCTGGTTGTACTTTTGTATAGTTTCCGTCTCTATAATAATATCTATAATATGCTTCCCACATTGCTGTTGTAACACCGTAGGAATCATCATGAAATTGAATAGTTACAGGATTGTAATCAATCCTTTTTTGCACAATTCTTTTCCTATTGTACTGATGCTTTACATCAGTTTGAATATTAAATTGTGGTAAAGTAACAGATTTAACTAACATGTTTAATTCGTTAATATGCTTTTGTGCAAGTTGAGGTATTACAGCAGAAGCACCAGAATTAATGTTAAAAGAAACGTGATAAAGAAATTTTACTTTAGGAGATAATCTATGACTGTCGTCAACATATAGTCTAGCACCGTGTTGATAGTCAGCAAGATTCCCTTTTGGATTCAATGCACCTGATGCTAAATTATCTAAAAAGCCATTTAAGAAACTCATACGTATCTCCTATATACAGTATTTATCTTATAGAATTAAGTGGGTATATTATTAAAGCCATAAAAAAAGGGCCCGTAGGCCCTTAATTTAATTTTGTTTCTGATTAAGTAGATCCGCCGCCAGTAATTGCAGTGTTTATAGTTCTGCCAATTGCTGTACCTATTCCAGTTCCTTGTGGAGTCTGGATTGCGTTATCGTATCTAATAGATAATGTTGTTGTTACAACTTCTGATGTTGCGTAGTTTAATGAATTGTAGTTTGCATTTTCTACGTAACAGCCATATAGTTCAAAAGTTTCTAGTACACCTGGAGTATTAGCACCGTTACCACCATCAAGAATTTCAATTCTAGTTACAAACTTGTAATCACTTCCAGATGCCGCACCGGACATTTCAAAGAAATCAAATTGTTTCTGTAACTGCTCACCAACAAGTTTTTGCACGTTGTTGCTAACATCTTCACGTAGGTTAAGCGTAATTGGCTCCCAAGTATGTTTACCTGCAAGAAATACTCTCGAGTTGTAAATGTCAACAGTCATTTGATCGAACGATACGTTTGGTCTTGTAACATCCATAACCTGTTTTGTAAGTTCAGTTGTTGGACTTGATACTCCGAAGTTTTCCAGCGATACCCTAAAACGGTATTGCAGTTTGGGCATCAACAGACCTTGATTTGATGCACTTGCATTACTATCTAGCGGTACTGTTAATCTTGAAAGTGTTGAAATTGCCATTCTATGCTCCTATTACTTTTATTTATCCGTTTATAGTCCCGCTATCTCTCCAGTGTTTTTAAGTCTCAGTGGAATGTAAATAAATTCCACAGCCTTCACTGGCTCAATCGCGATATCAACGTATAGTTCATTTCTGTCTATTCTAGCTGGTGTGTTATTTGATTCATCACAAACAACTAGGAAGTCATATAATGCTCTTTGTGAAACAAGTTCAAGCATTAAGCTATCAACCTGTGCCTTGATTTCATCACGAGTGATTTTATCATTTGGTTCAAAGATATATGGTTTCGCAAGTTTCTTAAGTTGTGATCTCAAGTAAATTACCAAACGTGCCACGTTAATTCTATCCAAAGCACTTGCATTTCTTGCTCTAGTCTTTTGACCAAAGTTAACAAGACCTGCACCTGTTAAGAATGTAATTGGGTTAACATTAAGTGAATAAAGTGTATCACGTTGTCCTTCATTTAACGCAATTGATTTAAATTCACCTTCTGCATCAACAAATCCTGAAGCACTTGCATTTGTAATACCACCACGTCTTGTTCCTGCTGGTGCAAACCATGGAAACGAAACTTGATCGCTTAATGCTAATGTTCTAAGAATACCGTGACTTGGTGGAACAACTACATTGTTACCTGCATTGTCGCTTGTAAACAAGCTCGGATAAAACACACCTAAGTACTCATCTCTAGAAACAAGTCCTCTGTCGTTATCTTCAACTGCAAGGTTAACGTTGTTACCCCAGTCATTAATTGTTGTTGCATCTGATTTCAATCTAACCGGTGAATCTCCAACGATAAATGCAGTTAAGCCTCTATCATTGTTAAGTGCAATCATTTCACCAATTAATTCAGGATAACTTGGACACGCCATAACGTTGAACAGTCTTGATTCGTCATCTCTAATATCTTGGTTACTGTTAACCATTGCTTGTAGAGCTTGAACAATTACTTTACGTTGAGCTTTACGTCCAAAGCTACCTGCGCCATCTGGCTGGTTAGCTGATTCAGTTACCCATCTGTGTGGATAATATGTTGCTTGGCTTTCGTCCATTCTAACGTTTGTTGCAGTAAGATCTACATGATTACGTACAAATTTCTTAACGTTAAATCCAGAACGTCTTAAGTTCCATAATAACATGCCTTTTGGATATAATGCTGGATCTGGAGCGTCAGTATCTAAATGATCACTTACTAATAATTCAGCAATAGTTCCACTTGGTGCCGCTGTTGCAGTACCACCACTTGTACCAAATCTAGCATCAGCAAATAAAATACCATCTTCAGTAGTTTGATCTGCTTCATCTAATGCAATCCATTTTGCAAGGTCTGCATTGTATTTGTGTACTTGTGGATAATTTTCCAAGTCAGCAGTTGAAATCCAAAGGTCACCTGTTACCAAAGGAGTTGTATCTGATTGCTGTGTAGGCTCAGTAGCACTTACAATCGGTCCTGCTGGATCAGCGGATGCATATACGTTTGCGTAACCTTTCCATGTAGTTCCGTTGTGTACCATGATGTCTACTTCATCAACAATTGAGCTGTACCATAATCTACCATCTGTTGTTAATGCAGTTGGAGCATTTGGTCCTGCTGTGTATGTTAAGATCTTCCAGTTTGAAGCATGGAAGTCTGAAGCAGTATCACCTGCTGGTGCTGTGTAAAGGTTTGCAGTTCCTAGTTTTGTAGTATAGTTATATGCCGCAAATCCTGCGTTAGCAAAACCATTACTTGTATCTTTAATACGGATTTCTCCACCATCATTATGTGAAATAACAACTCTGTTGCTTGCATCAACACTTGCAACAATGTTAGTAAATCCGTGTGCATTGATTGAATTTGCCATTGCATCAGCATCGCTTGCCGCTCCTGTTGCAACAAATGATAACGATACATGAGCGTCCATAGCCGCCTGTCCAACTTTGCTTTCTGCCATTGTATAGTTAAATGTGCCTGACGCAAAAGTACTTGCTGTAATTGCACTTGATGTAATTGTAGTAGCACCCGAAGCGTTTCTTGCAAAAATTGTAAAATCAAACTCTTCATTTTCTGCTAATGAAGTGTGTGCTTGAATGTATAAAGAACCAACTGCAAGATTAATTCCGCCACCGGACTTATCTAAATTGTAAAGTGCCTCATGATGTGATCTGTAAACCGGTGCTGGTTTATCTTCCCAAAGTTTAGTAGTTGAGTTCCAAACTTTAGCTTTGTAATTTGCACCTAAGTTTGCATCTGTAGTTTTAAACCAAACAGAACCTGAAGGTCTTGATTTTGTATCTGCTGTTTTAAACTCAGGTACGCTTGTGTGCGGTTTAATTTCTAATGCCGGAGCATAATAAGTACCAGCTGTGATACCAATATCAGCTAACAATGTACCTGATGCACCTGCTGAAATAGCAATAGCACCGTCATCGTCTGTTGATCCATCTGTAGTTGAACTTCCGTCACTATAAATGTAAATCTTACCATCAACAACACCCGCTGTTACACCTGTAATGCCAGCATCATTAATTGATGTTGCCAAATTAGCCATTGTTGTTCCAGATAAAGTAACAGTAGTTTGGTTAATGACTATTGTATGTCCGTTTGTTAAGGTTGCGTTTGCAGTTGAACCTTGGATAGTTGGCCAACTTTTTACCCAGTCAGCTGTTCCTACTTTTACCCAAGCACCGCTTGTGTTCTTGTAAAATACCTTGTTTAACGTAGTAGTTGTTACTACAGCATAATCGCCTACCTGCCCTACGGATCCTTTTGGTAATCCTGAGCTTGTTTCACCTACCTGTTGTGAAACGTTTGATATTACTAATGGAACTTTATTAGTGAATGACTGTCCACCAGTAACAGTTGCCGCGTTTCCGTTCCATTCAAATATACCAAATTTTGTTAATGCTGTATCAAACCAATACGTACCGTTTGCTGGAGCCGCCGCCGGAGCACTTGAACTTGGCTCAATTTCGCCTAAGTCTATATCTGCTCTTGCTACGAATGCTCTGTTACTTACGCCTAAATATGAGTAAGCCGCTTGTAAACCATATTCGTTAAGCTCTCCTCCGTTAACCGGATTGTTGTTGACATCTGTTTGGAAAATTGGATCTCCAAATGTGTCTGATAAATCTCTTTGTGATGTAATTAAGAAAGGTACACCTGCGTTTGCTTTTGTTGTCCCTCTTGCTGTTCCTGTTCCCGCCGCGTTTGTTTTGTCTTGTTTAGACGCAACAAATATCATAGGCGTAGTACCCGGTTCAGCTGGTGTGTAAAAACTTTCGTCGATTACACTAACCTGTACTCCTGGTGATATTAATGCCATTTTAAGTTCTCCTGTAATATAACAACTGTTAAAAGTATTTATACGAAATTTGAAAAATCTCCCTGGAAAACACCTAAGAAAAGGGGGCAAAAAGGTATGCTAAATACCATATGCGTCCGTTATGTGATTATTGTAAGCAAAGACCTGCCGCTGTTAATTATAAAAAAGGCGGAAAGGTATACTATCGCAAACAATGCGAAACTTGTTTGCACAACGGTAAAGGACATGGAATACCTAGTTGGTTTAAAGCTGGTTATCGCATGAAACAAGAATGTGATAAGTGTGGCTTTAAGGGTACCAAGGAACAGTTTAATGTCTACCATATAGATGGACACTTAAAAAATGTTCACATATCTAATCTTAAAACAATTTGTGCTAACTGCCAACGTGTTTTGCAGAAGCAAGGCGTAAAGTGGAAGCAAGGCGACCTTGTACCTGACTTTTAAGATCTTCAATAGTTCCTTCATTGTATATGTTATGATCAAACGAAACTTTAGCCCAACGCCATTCGCTTGGATGAACATCTGTAGGCTCAATATCTAGATCTACATATTGTCTAAACCATAAAGGATCTGGACCTCTTTTTACACACCAAACTTTTCCGTTCATTCCCTTTAAAATATCAGCTTCATTTGTAAAGCGAACATCAGGAATAACAAAATTTGTGTCTGGATTATCAATTATCTTCTTTTTAACAAAGCTAACCCACACGCCATCAAAAAAACCATTACGCATACAGTCAGTACCAAACTCTTGTAAAACCAATCTAGGAGTTATTTTGCGTCCTGTTTCTTTGCTCCAGAAAGTATCTTCTTGTTCTCTCCAAAATCTGCTTTCTGATGTTTCACCTTCTAGCATTTCTCTGTCCCAATCAAACAGAACAGAAACAGCGTCTTTCAATTTATCTGCAAAACTTATTTTTTGAAATCCATGTTCATCAACCAGAACATCTGCCACAGTACCTTTACCACTACCAATTAGTCCACAAATACCAATGATCATAATGAATCCTTATATGCTATTAATTAGTATACAAGATTATTTTGTGTTTGTCAAGTGGATTTTAGCCAATTGTGAAGCCGTAGCCTTGACCGCCTGAAACATTTGTTTGTACATCTGCTTCTAGTTTATCAATTTCTGCTTGTGCTTCTGCTTTGAGTGCATCACCATTTAAACTGGATCCGCCCTGGGGACCTGCTATAGTTGCAAATTTGGATCTTGCTTCGCCTAGCATATACTTACACTTTGCGAGTGTATAATCTTTGATCCATTGTTTTGCAAGATAATCATTTAGTAGCTCACTGTCTGGTCTATAATTATAACACATCAATAGTAAATCTTCTTCTGCTCTAATCCTTTGTAAGACGGTAAGTTTTTTAGTTGCTGTGTTCCATGTAAATTCAATAAATGATCCAAACATTCGTCCTACTAATTCTTGATAACTTGCAAACATATTGTACGTTGCAAGCCCTCCCATATTTGAACTTGCTAAAAGATATGTGTTCGTGTAAGCTAAATTAAATGGTTCAAAGAGTGTACCACCATCACCTCCGCCTGTACGTGATCCTATTGATCTACGGAAAATTTTACGAACTTCTATTATTTCTGAAGGTAATGTATATTCGTTTTGATCAATTACCGTTGGCAGAGTTACATATGATTCTTCTACTGCGTTATCTGAACGCTGTCTAAACTTGTTTAATGCTGTATCTAAAGCAGTTTCATAATGCATAGGATCAAGCTCGACATCAATCATGCCTCCGCCTAGCATTGCTTCTACGTATTTGTAAACTTCTTGTTTTTGTGTGTTTAGATTTGTAGCCATATGTTTGTTCCTTGCTATACTATTTATGCTCTGATAAATACTTACGTTATGCCGAGACTCAGTTTATATAAACCCGAAAAGGGAAAAGATTACGAATTTTTAGACAAAACCATTACAGAAATGTTCACTGTAGGTGGTACAGATGTGTATGTACACAAGTTTTTAGGACCTAAAAATCCTGCTACTGGTACAGCTACAGCAGGCACTCCAGAATATGATGCTGTAAAAGAAACTAACATACAGGACCTGGTTTTCCTTGAAAATAGAGATAGGAAATATGATCCAGACGTCTTTACTATGCGTGGAATATACAATGTTGCTGACATTGATTTTGATTTAAGTCAGTTTGGATTATTTTTAGCACAGGATATTTTATTTCTTACAGTGCCAATTAATTCATGTATAAAAACGTTAGGTAGAAGAATTATTCCTGGTGATGTTATTGAGTTGCCTCACCTAAAAGACGATCATGCATTTAACCAATTTGATTTTGCTCTAAAAAGATTTTATGTAGTAGAAGATGTAAACAGAGCAAGTGAAGGATTTTCACAAACTTGGTATCCACACTTATATAGATTAAAATTAAAACAGATTTACGATACACAAGAATATAAAGATATACTTGATCAAAAAGCAAGCGAAGGTTCTGACACAACTCTAAGAGATTTGATGTCAACTTACAATAAAGAAATTGAAATAAATGATGCTGTTGTAAAACAAGCTGAAGCTGATGCAGGTAAATCAGGTTACGAAACAAGTCATTTATACACACTACAAGTTGATGAAAAAGGTGTCACTGAACTTGTAACTACAGATACAAGTGAATTAGATGCAAGCACACAAAATGAGTTAGCAGATAGAATACATCAAACTCCTGAAAGAGAAGGATATGAAGGTTATTTAATTGGTGACGGTATAGCACCAAATGGAGAAGCATTTGGAAGTGGTATTGGATTTCCAAGCTCTAGTGCAAAAGGTGATTATTTCCTACGTACAGATTTGTTTCCAAACAGACTTTTTAGATATGATGGAAAGAGATGGGTCAAAATGGAAGATAATATTAGAGTTAACCTAAGCAATTCAGATACTAAACAGACGCAAAAAGGAACTTTTGTTAATAATACAAAATCTTCAAGCATCGGCGGAGACACTGTACAAGAAAGACAGAGCCTATCGCAAGCACTTAAACCTAAGGCAGACAATTAATGCAACACTTTTATGATGGACAAATACGAAGATACATTACACAGCTGATCCGCTTGTTTAGTAATTTTAAATATAAGGATGGCGAAGGTAAGGAAGTAAAAATTCCTGTACTTTATGGCGATTTGTCTAGACAGGTTGCAAGTATTGTAAGAGATCAAAGCGAAAACAAATTACCATCTGCTCCAAGAATGGCCTTGTACATCACACAACTTGAACAGGATAGAACTAGAACTTCAGATTCTAGCTTTACGAGCAAGGTTCATATTAGAGAAAGAGCGTTTGATGAAGCAGGCAATGAATATTTGAATACACAAGGAAAGAATTATACAGTTGAGCGTTTGATGCCTACACCGTATAACTTATCCGTCAATCTTGATATTTGGTCAACAAACACAGATATGAAGTTGCAAATTATGGAACAACTATTAATGTTGTTCAATCCAAGTTTGGAGATACAAACGACAGACAATTACGTTGATTGGACCAGCTTGACAAGTGTTGAATTGACAAACATTAACTTTACAAATAGAAGTATACCGGCAGGAACAGATAGTGAAATAGACATAGCACAGCTAGGATTTATCACACCAATATATTTAAACATGCCTGCAAAAGTTAAAAAGTTAGGAGTCATAACAAATGTTGTTATGAGTATTTTTGACGAAACTAAAGGCACAATAGATTTAAAAACATCAATGCCAGAGTTACAAGCATACAGTGATTCAGAAAACAATCAACCTAAAACAGATTTACAAACTGGATTAGTTGAAAAAGATGGCATAAAAATAATGACAGGAAATTACCAAGACTATGATGTATTGGTAATGGGTAACATTGCACAGGTAGTTGATAGAGGTAAGGTCGGTACAATAGATTGGATCAAAGTATTAGATCCTCATCCAGGTGAATATAGAGCTGGATTATCTCAAATAATGTTGAGAAGAAAACTGATCGAAGGCGAATCTGGTAGTATTAGTATCAACGGAACTATAACAATTAACGAATTAGACAGAACACAATTACTAATTACATGGGATCAAGATACTATTCCAACAAACACTAACCTTACAACACCAAGTGGAAGAAACAATCAAGGTTCAGTAGATTTTATTATTGATCCAGGTAAGTTTAATCCTACTACTGCAAAAACAGCCGGTTTAAGGTTATTGCTTTTAGGAGCTATTAATACAAGTAAAAATGTAAATGAAGCAAGTTACGATGGTCCAGATGCATGGAAAAATGTGGACGGAACAGAGTTTGTGGCAGGAGAAAATGATATTGTGGAATGGGACGGAACACAATGGCATGTTGTTTTTGATGCCAGCACAGACGACGGTAGCACAACCAAGTATATTACCAACCTAAATACAGGTGTTCAATATAGATGGACAGGTACAGAATGGATATTAAGCTGGGAAGGCGAATATCAAAAAGGTACTTGGCGCCTAGCACTTTAAGATAATTATTACTATGAGCCAGGATATTATATGTAGTGGCGCTCTCTTCTATTCTCTAGAAAGCAAGAGGTTTTTGTTACTGCACAGAACACAAAGTAAACAGAAAAATGTTTGGGGATTAGTAGGTGGTACTAATGGTAAAAATGAATCACCGTGGCCGGCACTACAACGTGAGATTCAAGAAGAAATAGGATCTGCACCTGACATTAAAAAGACTATTCCTTTAGAAACGTTTGTAAGCACAGATAGTAAGTTTCAATTTCATACGTATTTGTGTGTAATAGAAAATGAATTTATTCCAAAATTAAACGACGAACATGATGGATATGCTTGGGTTAGTTTTGGTAAATGGCCGAAACCTTTACATCTTGGATTAAGAAATACTTTACAAAATAAAACCAATCAAACAAAACTAAAAACAGTATTTGATTTGATAACACTATTGGAGAAGTAAATGAAAAAGATAAAAAACATTACCATAGTGGGAGGTGGATCAGCGGCCTGGCTTGCGGCTACATATCTTCAAAATAATTTTTGGGACTTGCCGGTCACAGTTATAGACAAAGAAGTAGGAAATCCAATTGGTGTTGGTGAAGCAACAGTTTTGACATTTCCGCATTTTCTTAGAAAATGTGGTATAAATTTACCTGAATGGTTTAAGAATATTGATGCTACATATAAAGCAGGCATAGAATTTCCGCATTGGAAGAATCCAAACAACACCGTATGGCATCCTTTTTACCTAAATAGAAGTTATATGGTAGATGCGTGTACGCAATATGATATATGGGCAAATAATCAACATTTAGATTTTAAAAAAACTGCACTACCTACGTATGATGTAAACATGGCAAATAAATTAGATATGTGGGGATCATTCGAAACCTTAGCATATCACATTGATGCAGGGAAATTAGTAAAAGAATTACAAAGGATATGCCACACAACGGTCAAAACTATTAAGAGCGATGTAGTCAAAGTAAACAAAGATTATGAGGGAAACATAATCAGTTTAGAATTAAAGAATGGAATGACTCATCACAGTGACTTTTATATAGATTGTACTGGCTTTGCAAGTATTTTAAAAGAAGCAAAACGTGTTGAACTATTAGGTAACGGTAGACTGTTTACCAATGCCGCTGTTGCTGGACACGTTCCATATGAAGACTTTGAAAAAGAGTGTGTGCCATATGTAAAATGTCCTGCTGTAGATCACGGATGGATTTGGAAGATTCCTGTGCAATCACGCATAGGTTCAGGATTGGTATTTAACAAAGACATTACTGATCCCGAAGAAGCAAAACGTTACTTTTGTGAACATTGGGATAACAGAATTAAACCTGAAGATTTAAAATTAATTGACTGGGTACCTTACTACAGTAAGAACTTCTGGGAAAATAATGTAGTATCCATTGGGTTAAGTGGTGGATTTATAGAACCTTTAGAGTCAACTGGTCTTGCAAGTATGACTACTGGTGTAGAAAAACTAATGGACATGATTCCACAGTATGCATATAATGAAGCTAACATAGAAACATACAACAGGGAAATGGAATTTTGGTATAATGATGCTGTTGATTTTGTAAACAGTCATTATGCGGATACTGAATGGAGTACACCTTTTTGGAATTTTGTAAAGGAAACGCATGTCAAATCCGAAAAACATTTATGGTATGAGGACTGGTTGAAGGATTCAGACAGAAAATTTTATACCCCTGTGCAATCTAGAACATTATTTCATCCACCAAACTGGCATCTATGGTTAATACAAATGGGATATCCAGTTAATGTTGATCTAAGTTACATGCCGCCAGGCAAACAAGAATTTTTATTGAATGATTTTCAAAAGGCAGAAGAAGTACGTATGCATACAAGTATAAAACATATCGATGCTATCAAGTCAACAAATCTTGGATTAGATTGGTTTGCGTTATCAATTGCAAGAGGAGATAGAGGCCAATTATGAAGATAGTTGTAGTAGGTGGAGGAAGTGCTGGTTGGATGACAGCCGCATATTTAAAAAACAAATTACCCAAGCATAATATTACAGTTGTTGATAAAGAACACGGAAATCCAGTAGGAGTAGGTGAAGCTACAATAATTGACTTTGCACAATATATGGAAGAAGCAGGATTTGACAGAGATGAATGGATTCCTGCATGTAGAGCTACAATTAAAGCAGGCATACTGTTTCCTAACTGGTTAAGAAAAGGATTAGAAGTTTGGCATCCTTTCTTTATAAATTTTTATGACATGCAAAATGATGCCGACATTTGGGATTATTGGTCAGCAAATAAAAAATATCCTTACAAAGATTATGCAATAATGATGTATGACAGTGCCGTAAGACACAACAAAATTGATCCTAATGATCTAAGCAGTTATGCTTATCATGTTGATTGTGGAGCAATGGTGCAATATATCCAGCAAAAAATCAGCTCTCATATACATCTAATAAAACAAGATGTAATTCATGTTGAAAAACAAGGACAAGAAATACAACACCTATTGTTAAAAAATGGACAAATGGTACATGCTGATTTATTCATAGATTGTACTGGCTTTAAAAGTTTACTAAAAAAACAAGATAGAGTGGATTTATCCAAGAGATTATTCTGTGATACAGCCGTTGCTGGTAGAGTAGAATACAAGGATGAAAGCGAATTTGTACCTTATGTTGTTTGTGATGCAGTTGATCACGGTTGGATTTGGAAAATACCAACACAGGATAGAATGGGCTCTGGTTTGGTATTTAAAAGAAGCATTACTGATCCAGTAGAAGCAGTAGCTTATTTTTGCAGGTATTGGGATGACAGAATAAAACCTGATCAAACAAAAGTGATAGATTGGACACCTTACTATAGTAGAAATTTCTGGGAAGGTAATGTAGTATCAATAGGACTCAGCGGAGGATTTATTGAACCTTTAGAATCAACAGGTTTGAGTTGCATGATCAAAGGTATCAAACATTTGGAAGAAAGAATAAGAATAGGTTACACAGATCAGAATGATAGAAATTACTATAACACAAGACTTGGCTGTTATTATGAAAATGCAATAGATTTTGTTAATATGCATTATTCTAAAACAGAACTATCTAGTAAGTTTTGGGATTATGTAAAAGAAAATCACACTCCTAGTGATTATCAACTTTGGATGGAAGATGTGATGCGTGATCCTGGCTTTAGAAATCACGTTGCTGTTCAAACACAGAACACAAATACAATTTTCCATCCATCGAGTTGGTTTGCTTGGATGGCACAGTTTGAATTTGAATTTAATCCTGAGAAGCATTCATTTAAAACTGAAATAGCTGAATCAAAATTGCTTGATTTTTATGCAGAAGAACAATCTCGTAAAGATAGATGTGTGGATCATAAAGCATATATAGAATCGTTTGGAGGACTCAAATGGAAATAGTGGTAGTAGGTGGAGGTACTGCTGGCTGGCTTGCCGCTTTGATGATATCTAAAATCAAACCAGAGCATACTGTCACAGTAATCGAAAGTTCTAAAATAGGAATAATCGGAGCAGGAGAAGGAAGCACAGGTTCACTAACAACTATTGTACAAAACGAAATGTATAATCTAGGTTGTGTCGAACAAGATTTTGTGAAAGAATGTGATGCTACACTTAAACTTGGGATCAAACATATTAATTGGAACAAGGATGTGTCTGGTCATTACATTGCTCCTATAGACGGATCTCCTACTTCTAATGATCGTTGTGATATTGTATTTCAACATGCACTAGGATATAGAGATCAAAATTTATTACATCTAGCAACTGAACTAGGATATAAAATACACCACAACAAAAATAGTTTTGTAGAAAAAGATGGTAATCATGCATATCATTTTGATGCACATAAGGTAGGAAAATATTTTAAAAAAATTAGCAATACTGCACACATTGACAGTGAAGTAGAAAACGTAGTTTTAAATTCAGAAACAGGTTGGATAGAGAAACTAAAATTAAGTAACGGACAAACGATCCAAGGTGATATGTTTATTGATGCAAGTGGATTTAATCAAATCCTAATGAAAGCTGTAGGAGGTAAATGGAAAAGTTACAAAAAGAACTTACCTGTGAACAGTGCATTACCATTTTTGTTACCTTACGAAGAAGATGAAATAATAGAACCTGTAACAAACGCTTGGGCTCAAAACAACGGATGGTGTTGGCAAATTCCAACATTGCATAGACGAGGTTGTGGTTATGTGTTTTGTGATGATTTTGTTACACCTGAACAAGCACAAGATGAATTAGAAAAAACAATTGGTAAAAAGGTAGATCCTATACGATTACTGAAATTTGAAAGTGGCCGACAAGAGAAACTTTGGATTAAAAATGTTTTATCAGTAGGCTTGTGTGCGGCTTTTGCAGAACCATTAGAAGCAACAAGTATTCATACAACTATCATGCAATTAAAACATTTTGTTTTTGGTTGTCTGAGTAATACAGCTGAAATTACTTGTAACGATGCACAGATAGATTCATATAATAACATCAATGGACATCTTTACGATACTGTCAAGGACTTTTTAGTTGCTCATTATACCTGCGGTAGAAATGATACTGAATTTTGGAAATACATAGATAGTGGTGCTACTATTACTCCGTTTGTAGAAGATATTCATGCAATGTGTAAACACAGAGTGCCAAATGCAACTTTATTTCCTAGACAAGAAGGTAGTGCAGGATGGCCGTTATGGAGTTATGTGCTTGCAGGTACAGGTAAGTTAAGCGACGAAGTTTGTAGAAAAGAAATAATTTACAATAACGATGAACTTGTTGGAAATGCTTCATACATTGATTTCGTTGACAAATTTGATTTAATGGCAAATCATCTGCCAGACAATACAGAGTATATCAGGAACATGCAGTGATAAAAATATACGGTGATATCATGTTAGATCGATGGGTCTATGGTACTTGTGATCGCGTGAGTCCAGAAGCACCCATACTTGTGATGAAGGAAGATGAATACACATACAGTATTGGTGGTGCAGGCAATTTAGCAACCAATTTAGCAAGTATAAGTGATAATGTACAACTCTATAGTTGCGTTGCTAAGGACAAAGAAGGAAATAAACTGCAAGAATTATTGAATAAAACAAATATCAATTGCTATATAGAAGACGATGCCGAAATGACTACTACCAAGACAAGGTTTGTTGGTCAAGGAGGGCAACAGGTTATGCGTTGGGACAGAGAACGCTTGTATACCGAAGATACTATCATTGAAAAACTTATTGATCAATTAGGATCAAACGATATTGTTTGCATAAGTGATTATGCAAAAGGAACTGTAAAAGTCAATACCGTAAGTCAGTTATTTCGTAGAGCTAAAGTTTTAGTAGATCCAAAACAATCTGAATATTTTTATGACGGAGCATATCTTGTTAAACCTAATATGAAAGAATATGTGGAATGGTTTGGAGAATTTGACGAAATAGATGCTGGAAATATTATGAGAAAACATAATTGGCAGTGGTTAGTAGTTACGGACGGTGCGAATGGTATGCATGTTCTTTGTGAAGATACAAGATATAGACATTTCAAAGAACCTACCAATCAGATAGTAGATGTTACAGGTGCAGGTGATACTGTGTTAGCAGTAATAGCACACTGTTTAGACTTAGGAAAAGATGTGTTTGAAGCATGTGAAACTGCCTGTTATGCATCTGCTAGAGCTGTAGAAAGACAAGGAACCACAGTAATATCAAAAAAAGATTTAAAAAGAAAAACCACAGTTTGGACAAATGGTGTGTTTGATGTGCTACACAAAGGACATTTTGAATTACTAAAATATGCAAGTAAACAGGGCGATAAACTTATTGTAGGCATTAATAATGATGCAAGTGTTAAGCGCCTAAAAGGAGAAACTAGACCCATTAATGATGTAAATGAAAGAAAAGCTCAATTAGAAACACTACCATGGGTGGACCAGGTTGTAGTGTTTGAAGAAGATACACCGTTAAATAAAATAAAAGAATACCAACCTGATATCATTGTCAAAGGGGGCGACTATAGTTTTGAAACAGTGGTAGGAAACGGTCTTGCAGAGGTAAAGATCTTTCCAACAGTAGAAGGTGTCAGTACTACAAAAACAATAGGAAAGATTCAACAATGACGTTACTAGAAAAAATTACTAATAGAATTCCAGAATTTTGTTTAAGCCATTGGCTGTTTAGAATACCACTTGCTATTATTTTTATTCAGCAAGGTTTAGATAAAATTCCTGTTGATCCTGACACGGCCGCCGACTTTGGATTACCTGTCCTGGTTTGGTGGGTAGTGGCTTACGGAGAACTAGGCAGTGGCTTAGGATTAATTGTTGGAGGATTGCTTGCAAGATGGTGGGAAGAAATAGGCGATCTGATAACAAGGTTTAGTGGCATTACTATTTGCTCAATAATGACCGGAGTCATATGGGTAGGTGAGCCAGAAAGTTTAATGGATGTGATACTTTATGATAACCTACATGTTTTGTTATGGGTAGGCGGATTGTTTTTTGCTTTGAGAGGAAACAGAAGATAATGAAAATATTGGTTACAGGACACAAAGGTTTTATTGGTAGCCATATGGCTCAATATCTTGTACATAAAGGCCACGAAGTAGAAGGGTTTGATTACGTAGAAAACGTTGTTCCTGCTGTAGATCAGTATGATTGGGTAATACACCTAGGAGCAATATCAGACACCACAGAACGAGATGTCAACAAAGTTTGGAAACACAACTATGAATTTACCCTTAGATTATTGCAGGTTTGTGATCATTACAGTACCAACATACAGTTAGCCAGCACAGCCGCAGTGTACGGCCCTAATACTGCGTTTAACGAGCAAGATCCCGTGTATCCACAAACACCTTATGCATGGAGCAAATACCTAATTGACAAGTTTTTACTTGATAATGGTATTGATCAGTTCAATGCACTTGTGCAATCATACAGATATTTTAATGTTTATGGACCTGGTGAAGGACACAAAGGTGACCAAATGAGTATGGTTAGTAAATTTCAAAGACAAGCATCGGAAGATGGTAAAATTAAGCTATTCAAAAATAGTAAAAACTACAAAAGAGACCTTGTATGTGTTTACGATGTGGTAAGAATACATGAAGAAATGTTACATCAAGATACAAGTGGCTTGTATAATTTAGGGACAGCAAAAGCTGTAGATATAGAATCTGTAGCAAAAAGTATTGCAGAAAATACTGGTGCTGAAATAGAATATATTGATATGCCTGACAAGCTAAAAAATCAATATCAAGAATATACTTGTGCAGATAATGCCAAGCTACATAATACTATACCAATTAGACATTGGATTACTGTAGAAGAATATTTAAAGGATATAGTTCATGACAGAACGACTTGAAGGTAAAGTAGAAAAAGGTTGGGGATACGAACTCATATGGGCAACCAACGACAAATACTGTGGGAAAATTATGGTATTTGAAAAAGTTGGTGCTAAATTTTCAATGCATTTTCACAGAGAAAAAGATGAAACTTGGTTTGTAAATAACGGAAAATTTCTTTTAAAATACATAGACACCAAAACATCACAGCTACATGAACAAGAATTAACCGCTGGAATGACTTGGCATAATCCGCCATTACAACCTCATCAATTGATTTGCTTAGAGGCAAATAGTTCATTAACTGAGGTAAGCACTCCTGATTCAGTTGAAGATAATTATAGAATTGCTCCTGGCGATAGCCAAAAAGAACCTAAGCCTGAGCCTCGCCCCACTTAACAATTACGTTAGCAGGAGTTGTTGTTCCTGAAGTTTTATAAATGTTAATAGCCAACACGTCTGGTCCATTCGGGAACGTACCTCTACCACCTAGTGTAGTATTTGTAAGTTCTTTCAACAGTCCAAGATCCAATGTTGATCTTTCACCTGGCTGTGCAATAAATGAAAATACTGTTTCGCCCGGCTGTGCGTAAGGTGGTTGCTGGAACGTAAAGTTAATCAAATCTCCAGGACTTACAGTTCCGTTAAAGGCATTATTGAAAGTGACCTTAAAGTACTCTACGCCTGTTGTGCTTTGATCACCAAATAGCAATGGTCCTTGTATATTAGATACATAAGATCCCGCTGGTAGTGTAATGTCGCCTTGGTTGGTTGGGTCACCGCTGGCATCACCAATCTCTGTACCGTTCTTTGCTCCACCTGAGTCCCAAACATTCTTTAGGAAAAGCAGTTGGTTTGGATTAACACTGTCGCCGCCTTTTTGGAATGTTTGTGTAGCACCGTTACTTGAGTTTGAATTTGACCTTTGTGAGAAATAAACCAAATATCTTCCGTAAATTGTTTGATCAACAATACTTTGAATTGTTGTACCTGCTGGGAAGTATTCGTTTCCTCCACCATCTGCATTAACCTCGTCACCAACAAGTAGGTTAGCTGTTTCCCAACTTGTTGCATCAAAGTATGCATAGTTTCTATTTGTTCTAAATGACCACCATGGCATAAGTTGTGCTGTTGTTGTAACCTGTGTCATAACTGCCGCAGTTGTATATGTTGCAGTGTCACCTGAGTTCCAATTAACAGATGCACCAGATGCTACCTGTGCAAAACTTGGCTGACCTCCTTGAGCAAGACCTGACAGTCCTGTCCAACCTATATCATTTGGGTTGAGAGGATAGTTTTGCGGATTAAGTATGCCCTCAATAACAATACCACCTGTAATTGGTGCATTCGAGTTTTGAGGATCAACTCCGTCTGAAGTAACCTCTAGTCCTTGCATTAGCAACTGAGCTCTGTTTAACAGTTCTCTGTCTCCTAAATCACCAACAATAGCATTTGAAACACTAGGTGCTAGGCGTAATAAGAAAGCTGTTTGTCGTGTTGTACTAACACTTATACCAGATTCTGTATATGAGAAGATGTAACCTCTATCTTCATCAAACATACCATCTGTGATAAACGCTGAACCCCAGTGTGATATAAGCGGTGTAATAGTATTACTAACAAGTATAACACCAGTTCGTGCTTGGTGTGCTGACGCAGGTCCTGCACTGTACTGTCTTGTAGCACCAGCTTGGAAATTGTTAAGAGTTGTACCTCTAGTACAGTTTGTCAAAGTTTTTGTTGTATGATCAATAGTGGTGTAGGTAATCAATTCGTTATCAATGTAAACTGTACCTGAATCTGGGAAAAACTTAGATTCTTTAATTTGTATACTTGTTTGTGAATCAGTGATATCTGATTCAAGTTGACTAAATGCACCTTCGTTGGTTACTTCATAACGCACAGGTAAGTTACCTGATCTCATAAACGCTTCTGTGTTTACGTTTGAATTACGCATTCTGTGACAGAATACAAAGTTACCATCAGCACCACGTGCCATCCAGTCAATGAAACCAGCACCATACCA